ATCTCTTTTGCCCGTGGTGGCTGTTCAAGCACAAGGGCGAGCGCAATGATATGCTTACAGTAGCCGCTCTTTCTGTGGTGTCTGTGATAGTAAGAGGGGCAAGAGCAAGACGCACGCCCAAGACTATTGATCGCCACGTGATAGCCCTCTGTGTCAGGCTTGCCCACTGAGGCGTAAAAGGTATATCGATTCATGCTGCTGATATGCGCCTGTAAATAGTGCTTTGTCTCAAGGTCTAGAATCTTCTGAATGTGTGTCTTGACCTTCTGCGGATCGTCGCTGGCTAATAGGTCATAGATTTGATTGAAGAAATACTCAATGATCTCCTGACTGGCTCTTTTGAAAATATGAATCTTATACATGTTATCAACCTCTGTGCAATGGGCTGTTTGCGTACATTGTCGGATCGCTCATAACGCCCGCACAAACTGTAATAGTTTGACCATCAAGATCAATTGTGATCGATCCAGTGCTGCAATCATACGACAAATCAAGTGGGGTACATGGATCAACATAAGGCCCACTAAATCGCTGTTTGTGCTCTGCTGGCTTGCTTGGCTTAAACACAGGACTGTTCAACGTAATCGCATTATTTAATTGCTTGATCTTGCGCTCTGTCTCTTCGTGCATTGTCTTGATTTCGATCAGTTGCTTTTCTGCAAACTCTAGATCGTGAGGGTTGTTTGTAAGATGTCGGCGCACATTCCAAAAGGCTTTCTTCAGCCAACGTAGATCCTTTTGTGCTTTTGTAAGTTGTAGTAAGTTGTCGAGATTGCTCATGTTGTTATCCGTTGTTGCATATTCTAGAATTTGGAAAAGGGGAGCGATTGCCCCCCTGCGTTGTTGTTATGTATTAGCAGCAAGCCATTTCTGCATGTATGTATTTCTTTTTACAAATGCATCAGCGTTTGGTGCATTCATTACCCATTTTTCCATACCTGCAATGTATTCTAATCTGTAATGTTGCTCGGGTGTTAATTCTACTGCCTCTTCTACTGCCTCTTCTACTGTCTCTTCTACTGTCTCTTCAGTATCAAAGCCATTGTCTAACAACGCTTCAACTTCTTCTCGTTTGAGTCCAGCATAACCGCCTAATGTATGATAGTGGTTTATTTCTACAGGTGTAAGCCTTTTCCCGGTTGTCAAGTCTGTTCTGTTCTTGATGTTAGTTGGTACATTGTACATTTGCTCTAACATGATTTTGATGTCTTGAAGTTCCTTAGTCATTTTGTGCTCCGTTGTTGTGTTGTTCTTGACTATACTTATATATTAAGGCATTCGAAAACGGATGTCAACATATTTATAATAAATAGGCGAATTAAATTATGAATCCCGCAAAATTGCCCTGCTTGCATTTGTGTAAAGGATCTCTTCTTCGCACTCTGTTAACTGGCTCAAAGCCTTAAGAAGGAAGACAAAGTACGCAGTTTTCGGGATACTTCGCCCCCTGATCCAGTTGCGCACATCTTTGCGAGATACGCCCGCCCGATCTGCCAGTTGCTCGATCGTGATGTCGTTGCGATTCATGATCCCCTTGAGCCATTGCGCAAATTGTGTCTGTTCCATTGTTCTATCCTCATTGATGGAGTTGCCAGCGCTTAAGAAATGCGATCTCATAGCGTAAAGCGTCAAGGGCGTGATCGTTTGCTTTCTGTGGCCTGTCGCCCTTCTCACTCTTTGCCCACCTGTACAATCTGAACTCTCTGATCAGCGCTTTACAGTTGTCATGTATTACAAGGTGAGGCTTGCCCGCTGCATCAAGTGCAAGGCGCTCTTTGACCCAGTTGATCGTTTCTACGACTCCCAAATGTTTGGGTGCAGGATGATTGTTGATCCCGCACTCTCTTTGTAGAGTGATCCGCCCGTCTCTTGATTCAGGATCGGCAACAGTCCAGCGATAATCTTCATTAAATCGCCTTTGTATATTGTTCAAGGCTCTGCCATTCTCTAGGCTTGTCTTTTCTGTTTGATAGTATTCTCTGTATACGTGCAAGACGTCTTCCCGCTCATCGTGTGCAAAGAACAGACAGGCAAAAGGATTCCTTACGCCAAAATCAATCGCCCTGTCTCTTGGCCAGTGTGCAGGCGGTTCAAATGATTCTACAATATGCACATTGCGATCAAACTCAGGATACACAATGCCCTGCTGGTTTGTGAACTCTCCAAACAATCTCGATCGCTGGCTAGCCTCTGACATGTGTGCGATAGCCTTGCGCATTTTGACACTCGATACATATGGATTGTCTAGCCCGCTGATCGAGTAGTTGCCGTAACCTGTTTGTGGATTCTCGATAAATACGTCATGTACCCAAGTGATTCCCTTAAGCGGCGTCATTGTACAAATCACTTTTCCTTTGTGGTCAATACATCGCAGCATAGACTCGTCAAATATTGGTTTCGGGTGCTCTTCATCCAGCACGACAAGAGACACTGCCCCGCCTTGGAACTTTTCCCGCCCTGACTCCGCAGACATAGACAGAATCTTGCCGCCGTTTGGGAGTAGTGCGTGTGCTCGATCCTGTGCCTTCCATCTGACAAAGCGGGTCCCAATCGGGCAATACTTCTCGATCTTCGGGCGTAGATATGTCAAGGCGTCGCCATATGACAGCGCAGAGACCCAAACCTCGCTCGGCTCTTTTGGCAGCAGTTCGATCGGGATCTGATTCAGTGCAGCCCATTCACGTACCCACCACTCATTAGAGCCAGCCGCAAACGCTACAGGCAACATGCCCGCCCCTGATTCTGTCTTGCCGCTACGATTCCCACCACTCAACAGAAACGCCTCAGAATGGCGCAGAGCGTGCACAACTCCCTCCCTTTGACTTGTGCGCTTCTCTGTTATGTTGCAGTGCTTACAGGTGTATAGCCCATTACCTACAAACGTCATCGGCTGCCCGCACCCTCTCTCTCTTTCTGACTGACTGGCTAATCCATCCCATCTATGACAATGAGGAATCCAAAGGCGAGCAACTGCAAGCGGGTATTCTTTGGCGATTGTCTCCAGTTTGTTGCTGACTTGGAGATACTTGATCAGGTGTTGTTTGTTCATGCGCCCAATGTATCATAAAAGATAAACTATTGACACAAAAAGAGGGAGCCAGTCAGCCCCCTCTTAAACAACCATACTTTCAATCAGTCAACGAATATCGATCATTGTGCCCTGTATATATTCAGCAACAGAGCCGCAAGGATAGATCAGCCGTGTGTGATGATGTATTCTAACACATTCTAGAGCGTCTACAATGTAATCGAATTCTTTCTCGATCCAGTCTGTTTGTGTGCCGCTGTTGATCAGGATCTTATACATTCTGACCTCCTGCGATTCGGATCAGCATCTTCTCGATCTTCTTTACTACAACGTCAAATTCTTCTGTTGTCTCTGTGTATCCCTGATGCGTGTGCCATATCCGAACATATTGCTTTTCATCCTGCTCAATGCTGACAATGTTGAGGACATTGATATATTTATCGCCGAGCCTTGTCTTTACTTTGATCATTGCCCAGCCCCTATGCTCTTGATCTTCATGATCACCTCTTCCCACGTTTCAGAAGTTGGAACAACTGCGCCGCCCTCCAAGAAGATTAACAGCATGCCTGTCTTCTCCTCCATGTGTGTAATGTGTCCAATATTGATCAGTACTCTCAAGTCGCTAGCGTTTCTAATGATAATCATTGCTGTCTCTCCTTGATTCTTTGCTCTACTTTCTTACTGGCTTGCTTGCTATTGTCAAAGGCGTGAAAGTCAGCCCCTGCACGTTTGATCACATCTAGTAAATCGATCATGCTGCCCTCAACAATGAAAGGGATTGCATTGTGTAGCGTTCGCACTTTACAAACTGAATCAGCGCAAGGCTTGCCCTGTGCCTCAATAGATACAATGTGATCTACATTGATCAATACAGATCCAGTGCGGCGGATCTTGCCGTTGTCGTCTAGTGTTGCAATGTTTAAGCCTATAAATCTTGACATGTTGCCCCCTTATGCTCTTTCAGCGTTGATTTTCATTGTGTACAGCATGAAAGCGCTTGTCACATCCTCTACAGGGTGCAGGCACTTAGCAAGGCGATACAAATAATGTACAGCGGGATACACTTCGCCGCCTTTCCATTTGTTGATCGAGGCTGGACTTGTGTTACATAGTGCTGCGATCTCTTTTACTGTCAGATCAGATACTTTGATCTCAGCGTGTAGCAGGTCAGCAAATGATCCCTCCCTGCGTAGACGCACCACAGTGCGCCCCCAGTCTTTGATCTCTTGTCGTTCTTGTGTTGTCATTATTGACTCCGTTGTTGTGAATGGGCAGCCGAAGCCGCCCGAGTTGATTGATTACAATGTGTATAGTGTATAGGAGTAGGGTTTCTTTGATACCCATTCGATCACTTGCTCGGCTTTTAACACCTTGCTTTTGTACTGTTTGCCGTTTTGCTTTCTGTATCGAATCACAAAAGAAGCGCTAACCTGATCCGCTTTAAGTGTCTTGTATTCTACAATCGATCCAGTGTACTGCTCGGCTGTGTGCTTGCTGAGTTGCTTTGCTGATACAATCTGTACAAACTCGCCTTTGTAAAATGCGATCTTGCCTTTAAGAGTAAACGAATAATCACCGCAGTAAATGATTGATTTTGATGTATAGTTCTTTTCAATGCGATCAAATACTCGTGCGTTTCTTTTGCGAAGTGTTGGAAGTTGTTTAAGGTCTGATTTATTATATGTCATGTTGTGCTCCGTTGTTGTTGTGTACATTATAAACATAAGTTATTCGAAAACACATGTCAACATATTTCTACAATTTTGCACAAAATAAATTTATACGCGATCCCTATTCCTCATCAAGATCAATAATCGGCGGCGCTAACTGTGCCATGTTCTGACTGACTTGCTCAGCCTCTTGTAATAGTTGTGTAACGCTCATATTCTCAGGAGTGATTGCGATCTGTACTTGTGGCTCGTCTTTCTGTCCCCATCCTGTTTTCTTTTCGAGCCACCACTGCGCCGCTCGAATGTCTCCCTCTTTTACGGCTCTGTGTACGATGCCCATTGCCATAATATCGGGCCTAGCCTCAGCCTGTCGAAATTCCAAAACAAAATCATGATACAATCCCTTATTTGCTTGCTCGCCTCGTCTGATCCAGTTCATAAGTGTAACTAAAGTTATGCCCGCATGTTTGCACGCTAG